AACTAATAATAAATTTAAGCAATCTGTTGCAAGTACAGAGTTTGATATATTCGCATGAGTGTAGCTGATGGATTTGGAATGTTGGCTGTAGGTATGATAGCTATCTTTATAGCTACTATTATTGCTTATTATATAATTAATAGGAATGATGATGAATAAAGATGTCAAACAAAAATGGTTAGTAAGAGTTTGGAAAAGAGGAGAGATGGAACTAAAAAAAGAATTTACTATTTTTATATCAGAGAAAAGGATGGAGCAATTTGTTATACCAAAAAAGTATAGAGCCACTTATGAGATTACAAACACTTGAAAGTATTTTTAATGTAGATGGTAAGGATATGATAGTCCTACCATTCAAATCATATTTATTAAATCTTATGGACCTACATCCAGAGGACCGAGAGCATATTGATCAGATACCAGGTTACTTAAATTATTTAGATGCTTGTACTAAACAAGGCTTTGGATATACAGTTTTAGATAAAGGTAGGCCCATAGTTTGCTTTGGTATTGTACCACAATGGCCTGGAGTTGCTGAGTTATGGCTGATACCAGATAGAAAACTAATACAGAAATGGAGATTGAAATTTCATAAAGGTGCAAAAAAATTTATGGAGTTGGCAGCTGATGAGCTCAACCTTCATAGATTACATGTAACTGTAAGTGCTAACAATGTTCGTAGTGTCAAATGGATAGAACATATATATTTTAAGAGAGAAGGTGTATTAAAAAAATATTCCTTCAATAAAAAAGACATGATAATGTATAGTAGGTTATTTTAATATGTTAAAAAAAATATTTAGAAAATGGGTTTGCTTAGTATTCTGTATGGGTACTTGTTTCTATACTCCATGTGTTAAAGGTAAAAGATAATGGGTAGCTTGTTCAAACCTCCTAAGTACACTCCTCCACCAGAGATGAAGAGGAATGAGGAGTTATTGAATGAGAGAGATAGAAGAGCAGAGGCAAGTGAAAAAAAAGAAATAAGAAAACTTGCAGCAAGATCTCGTACTAGACGAAAGGGTGGTAGATTACTTTATTCTCAAGATAGAGATTTACCAGCTTTGGGAGTAGGCACAACACTTACTGATGTGGCTAGTGTAAGAGATCCAATGAAAGATGAAAGGATGATGACATAATGGGAGGAGCTCCAAGAATAATTAGAAGGGTTATTTCAAAACCAAAACCACCACCTCCAGCTAGTCCAATAGCTGAAAGAAGAGTTGAGGTGCAAAAACAAACTGAGGCTGAGGGTAAAAAAGTTACTAGAAGATTAAAGAAAAGAACTAGAAGAAGAACTCAGCTAATGGCAACATCTGATAATACTGGTCTAGCTACTGGTGCAGATTATTCACCAATAAGAAATCCAAAAGATAGTAGATCTAAACTGGGGAGTGCGTAATGCCTGGCTATCATAAAAAATCTAAAAATAAAAAAAAGAAAAGATCATCCAGAAAGAAAGGATTAATGTCTTATGGATAGTCATGAACAAGTTTATATAAGAAATCCAAAATTTAGAAAACCAAAGGAGCAAGAGGATGAGCAGAAAGTTTCCGAAAGTTCCGAAGAGTAAAAAGGGAGTACCATTAAAATATTTAGCTGGTGCAAAAAACCCTAAAGCAAAAGAGAGTGAGATATTGAGAACAAGAAGATTATATAAGAAAGGTTTATTAACAGCTGCTATGATGGATGAGATTAGCAAGAAGAGGGCAAGAGGATGAGTAAAGCAGATGTTATAGCAAAGTATTCCAAGTCAAGTGGAATATCCAAATCTACATTGAGTAAAGTTTACTCTAGGGGATTGGGGGCCTATTATTCCAGCGGTAGTAGGAATGTATCAGCTCATGCATGGGCTAGTGGCCGAGTTCGGAGTTTTGCGACTGGTAAAGGTGGTGCAAGAAAAGCTGATAAAGATCTATTAAGATCAAAAAGAAAGAAAGGATTGGTAAGCTAGTGTCTTTGTATGAGAATATAAACAAAAGAAAAAAGTCTGGTACCTCCAGGCCAAAGTCTAAAAGTACAATTACAAAGAAAGCATATTCAAATATGAGAGCTGGGTTTCCAAGAAAAAAAAGAAAGAGAGGGTTAGTATAATGGCATATAAGATGAAGATGAAAAAGAAAAATAATCTAAAAGGTAAACAAACTAAATTAGATGCAAACAAAGATGGCAAGATTGGTAAAGAAGATTTTGCTATGTTAAGAAATAAAAAGAAAAAGGTAATGGCATGATTATATTTGGTCATACTCCTAGAGAGTGGAAGAGAAGAGCAAAAGAACATAAATGGTTTATTGGTGCTTTGATTATCTCTTTTGTCTTAGGAGGAATAATTATTTAGATGGTAGCTAAAAAATATCAGAACCCATCTGGTGGATTGAACCAGGCTGGTAGAGATTACTTTAAAAGAAAAGAAGGTAGTAATCTTAAATCACCAGTTAAGAAAGGTAACAATCCTAGAAGAGTGAGCTTTGCTGCTAGGTTTGCTGCAAACAAAGGACCTATGAAAGATGATAAAGGTAGGCCAACAAGATTAGCTCTAGCTCTCAAGGCATGGGGTTTTGGTAGTAAAGAGGCTGCTAGAAATTTTGCAAACAGAAACAAAGGAACTGCATAATGCATTTAAAAGCAAGAGAAGTTTTAGATAGATCAAACAAAGCATTTGCTCGTAAAGAACAATGGAGAACTATTTACGAGGATTGTTATCGTTATGCTCTTCCACAAAGAAATCTTTATGATGGATACTATGAGGGTACTGTACCTGGCCAGAATAAAATGAACATGGTATTTGATAGTACAGCTATCCATTCTACTCAAAGATTTGCTAATAGAATTCAATCTGGCCTATTTCCTCCCTATAAAAAATGGTGCAGATTGGAACCTGGGAATGACATACCAGCAGATAGAAAAGCAGAGGTGCAACAAGCATTAGATCTGTATTTAGATAAAATGTTTACTTTGCTTAGACAATCAAACTTTGATTTAGCTATGGGTGAATTTTTATTGGACCTTTGTGTAGGTACTGCTGTTATGCTCATTCAGCCAGGGGATGATATAAATCCTATTCAGTTTACTCCAGTTCCTCAATATCTTATTGCATTAGAGGAAGGACCAAATGGAACTGTAGATAATGTTTATCGTAAATACAAAGTTAGAGCTGAGGCTTTGCCAAGACAATATCCAGATATAAAATTAAATAATCAATTACAAACATTAATAGAAAACAAACCTCAAGAGATGGTAGAGTTAATAGAGGCAGTTATATTAGATCCAGAAAGAAAAGATTATTGTTATCACATCATACATGAGAAAACAAAAGATGAGTTAGTATTTAGAAGAATGGATACTACACCATGGATTGTTGCAAGATACATGAAGATACCTGGTGAGGTATTTGGTAGAGGTCCATTAGTATCTGCTTTACCAGATGTAAAAACTTTAAATAAAACTTTAGAGCTGTTACTTAAAAATGCTAGTATAGCATGTGCTGGAGTATATACAGCAGCAGATGATGGTGTAATCAATCCATCTAATATTAGAATTACTCCAGGATCTATTATACCAGTAGCAAGAAATGGTGGACCTCAAGGTGCATCATTAGCTCCTTTGCCAAGATCTGGAGATTTCAATGTATCACAAATTGTTATAAATGATTTAAGAGTAAATATTAAAAAGACTTTGTTAGATGATACTTTACCACCAGATAATATGTCAGCTAGATCTGCAACAGAAATTGTAGAAAGAATGAAAGAACTAGCACAAAATTTAGGTGCAGCTTTTGGTAGATTAATTACTGAAACTATGGTACCAATCATAACAAGAGTATTATTCATTATGGATGAGAAAGGTCTTATCCAGCTCCCTTTGAAGGTCAATGGGCTAGAGGTAAAAGTAGTACCAGTTAGTCCATTGGCTAAAGCTCAAAACTTAGAAGAGATAAATGAAGTTATGCAATTTTTCCAAATAGCTAATTCACTTGGGCCAGGTGGTGTAGCAGAACTAAAACCAGATGCTATAGCTACTTACATAGGTGATAAGTTAGGTGTACCATCTAGCTTAAGAACATCTCCAGATGAGAAACAAGCCATCATCCAACAAAGTATGGCTATGTTTGATGCTCAAGCAAAAGCAGCTATGGAAGGACAAGCTCCCCAACAAGAAACTCCTCCTCCTCAAGAACAAGAACCAGCAAGTGCTGTAGAGGATGAGGTAAGTTCATAATGGCAAAAGTAGGATGGGAAGGCATTGAGGTCTTAGATAATCAAGCAAAGCAAGAAACAAAAAACGAGCAGCTTGAAATAGATAAGTCTTATGCTAGAACATTTGAAACTGAGGAAGGTAAGAAATGTTTGAAACATTTAATGAGTAGAACATTAGATCAACCGACTTGGGTACCAGGGGGAGATCACACATCTGGATATGCAAGAGAAGGACAAAATAGTGTGGTCCGAGAAATAATAATGAGAATAGAGAGGGCAAAAAATGGCTGATGAAAATCAAAACGAAATAGTAGAAGAGAACCAAACTGAGGGATTGATGGGTGGAGTTCCAACAGAGGAACCTAAAACACCAGATCCAAGTGATACTGTAGTACCTCATAAGGAAGAGGAAAAAGCAGAGGACAAAACTTATGAGAATGAAAAAGAAGTAAAACTTGAAAAACCAGAATATATAGAAGATAAATTTTGGGATCCAGAGAGAGGTGTCAAGACCGAAGAGCTTAGTAACTCTTATAGTGAATTACAAAAACAATTCTCTATGGGTAAACACAAAGCTCCAAAAGAATATGATGTAACATCATTAGAAGATGTAGAAGATGATGATGAATTAAAAACATATTTCTTAGATTGGGCCAAGGAAAACAAACCTACTCAAGCTGCATTTGATAATTTAGTAAATAAATTTAAAGAATTATCTGTAGCTCAAGAAGAGGCAGATAGTATAAACATTGAAGAGGAAACTGCTAAGTTAGGTCCTAATGCTCAACAAATCATTGAAGGTGTTAAAAAATGGGGCCAAGGCTTGAAAGCTAAAGGTGTGTTCTCTGATGAGGACTTTGAAGAGTTTAAAGTATTTGCTGCTACTGCAAATGGTATCAATACTATTAATAAACTTAGAAAGTATTATGGTGAACAAACTATACCTACAGCTCCAGTAGATGTAGATGGTGCTCCATCAAATGATGAGTTATATGAGTTAGTAGCTGATCCTAAGTACAAAACAGATCCAGCTTTTCGTAGAAAGGTAGAGCAACAGTTTGCTAGAGCTTTTCCAGGAAAAGTAGATACTGGCGAAATATAGACTTGATATTTAATTAGAAAACGATTATTTTGTAATCGGAGATAACCAAAATTTCTTTTGGCCTTTTGACGAGTGGAAAGTACACTACTGTCAGCCTGGCTATTTTACCAGACAACTGCGAGTAAATAAATAAATGTGTTAAACTTATAAAGGAGAAAACATGGCACAATCAATAACTAATGCTTTTGTTACTCTGTTTGATGCTGAGGTAAAACAAGCATACCAAGGTGAAAGTTCAATCTTGGGATGTGTAAGGCTAAGACAAGGTGTACAAGGGCAGACATACAAGTTTCCAAAACTTGGTAAGGGATCTGCTACTGCTAGAGTTCCACAGACAGATGTTACTCCATTGAATGTAACTTATTCTCAAGTTACAGCTACAATGAGTGATTTCAATGCTGCTGAATATAGCGACATTTTCCATCAAGCTAAGGTAAACTTTGATGAAAGACAAGAGTTGGTACAAGTTGTATCGAAAGCAATCGGTAGAAGAATGGACCAACTTATAATAGATGCTGCTGATGCTGCGTCTGGAACTGGTACAGTTGCTAAAACTGTAGTAACTTCTGGATCTGCTACTGCATCAAACTTGAATGTTGGAAAGCTAATAGCTGCTAAAAAAGCACTTGATGCTAAAAATGTTCCATTTGATGATAGGCACATCATAATCCACGCAAACTCATTATCTGGATTACTAGCTGATGAGAGAGCAATCTCTGGCGATTTCGCTAGTATTAAAGCTCTGGTATCTGGAGAGATCAATACTTTCCTAGGTTTCAGATTTTATGTTCTAGGTGATAGAGATGAAGGTGGATTACCATTGGCAACTAACGACAGAACTTGTTTTGCGTTCCATAGAGGTGCAGTCGGTATGGCTGTTAATATGGCACAAAAAACTGAGATCAACTATGTACCAGAAAAAACATCATTCTTGGTAAATAGCATGTTCTCTGCTGGTGCTGTTGCTATTGATCCAGATGGTATCGTAAAAATAACAACTGATGAAAGCTAATAGGAGAGGAGAATAAATTATGGCTTATGATAAAACAAACCTACAACCGATAGGTGGACAAGCAAAAGCTGGAAATGCTCCTCAAATGTGGAGCTACACAGCACCCGGAACTGATGCGATTGCTGATATTAATACTGAAGGGTACTTTAATGATGCCTCTGATGTATTAAAAGTCGGTGATTTAATTCATGTTTGGGATAGTTCTGTACCTACATCTACTTTAGTTACTGTATTAAGTAACGCAAGTGGTGTAGTGGATGTATCTGATGGAACAGCTCTATCAGTCGCAGACGCAGACTAATAAATAACTTTGAGGAGGCCCTTAATGGGCCTCTTCATTTATTTAAGGAATACTATGGCAAGTGGAGATACAAAAATAACTATTGTAAACCAGGCATTGGTGTTACTAGGATCGGACACAATTTCGTCATTTTCTGATACAACTAATGATGCTGCAAGAATAGCTGATAGTATTTATGAAACAATCAAAGGAAAAACTTTATCATTATATCCCTGGTCCTTTGCTCTTGTAAAAGAA